AAGATCGCAATGACCCTGATAAACTTGGGCGAGTTCGTGTACGTTGTCTTGGTTTTCACACAGATGATTTAAGTGACATACCTACGGCAAGTCTGCCGTGGGCTCATGTCATGCATCCTGTTACAGACCCCTCTATGCAAGGCCTTGGTAATAGTCCATCCTTTCTTGTTGAGGGTAGTTGGGTAATAGGGTTCTTCAGAGATGCGGTAGAAAAACAACAACCGATAATTATCGGAAGTCTTCCTGGCATCCCAAAATCAGCACCCGATTATTCAAAAGGATTTAATGATCCTCGTAGTCCTTTTAGTTCTCAGGCCCCTTATGCTGGAACTCCAACCTACGGCCCATATCCAGTAGATGGATTTGATTATGAAATGCCGTCTGGACATGATTTAGGTGAACCAGATACAAATAGACTTGCACAGGGTGAAGGTGCAGAGTCACATGATGCACTCATAAAATTAAGAGAGAATAGACAAACTGGTATTGAAACTGCGACACAACCATTTTTACCGACAGTTTCAGATGCGGCAGTTCAAGAAGAACGTGGAAGTTTTGATGAACCACATCCAAGAGATACAGATTATAACAACGAAGATAGTGAAGACTATGGACTGTATCGTTCTGGTCTTTATCCCTACAATCATGTTTTTGAATCTGAGTCTGGTCATCTAACAGAAGTGGATGATACGCCAGGCAACGAAAGAACAATGCGTCATCATGCTGCTGGAACATACGAAGAGATAATTGCAGATGGATCAAAGACCACAAAAGTAATTGGTGATAACTTTGAAATCATAATGAAGGACTCTGACGTTTATGTAGGTGGTTCAGTCAACCTCACAATCGGTGGAAGTGTTCGTCACCTTGTCAAAGGAAATTATCATTTAGAGGTAGAAGGAAACTATACGCAAAAGATACACAAGAATATGCGTACTAAAATTGGTGCTGGTGAATCTGGTGGAAACCTTGAAGAAGAAATCAAAGGAAATCACTCATACAATATAAACAATGATGTTAAGGGTAGAGTTGGTGGAGCTGTTAATGAAACCATTGAGAGTGATGAGACACACATAGTGAATGGATTGTTCAAATCTGTTGTACAGAAAGCAATCAGTTTTCAGAGTTTGACCAGTGAAATGAAACTAAATGCTAAGACTGATTTTTCAGTCACAACTGTTTCTGGTATTGTAGGTCTTAAAGCAGGTTCTACTGCAAACTTTAAATCTACTAGTACAATGACTATTAATTCAGAAGCAGATATTGATATGGACTCTGGATCAACTTCTAAAATTGATATCACTGCTGGAACTCTGATAGACTTAAATGCTGGTACTGAAATTGATGCAGATGCACCAACGATTAATTTGAACTAAGATGAACGGAACATTTATTATAAGAGAGAAAAACGAACTTGTGACATACACGAAGTATGAAGATATACCAATGATATTTGATCATGTTATAAAATTTGATCCAGATTGGACAGAAGGCCCTCATACAGATGAGGAACATGAACACATGGATACGTTTAACAATAAGTTACAAGATTTAATGAAAAGGGAAAGAACATATGGCCGCAGTAACTAGAATTGGAGATGCAGATGTTACACATTGTTCTGGTATGACTAGAGCTGCTGGTTCGTCAAATGTTTTTGCAAATGGTATTGGAGTAAGTAGACAAGGTGATAATAATACTGGTCACTTATTGCCAGGAGCTCCCTGTCCATCACACGCAGCCCCTATTACAACTGGTTCAACTACAGTCTTTGTAAATGGAAAAGGTTGTGGAAGAGTTGGTGATGGTATTACCAGTTGTACCTCTGTTGCAGCTGGATCGTCAGATGTTTTTGCTGGGGGGTAGAGATGACAGATTTTAAAACGCCAGGATTGTGTGGTTCAAATGAAACAATTAACACTGCACTACAAAAACTAGAAGAACTTGAAACTGAAATTGCATCACAGATAGATGCAGTTGCATCAGATGCAGCAGCTGCAATTGATACTAAACTTACTGAACTTACTGCTGCATTAGATTCACTACTACCAGAATTACCATCAGTTCCACCTGTTAATTTACAAGCAGAAATTACAAATGTAACATCCATTGATAAGACTACACCAGAAGGTATTTTAAGATTTAATGCGGCCGTTGCTAAAATCCAAAAAGATTTTGGTGATGCATTAGATGGAGCTAGTATTGTACTAGATGATCTGATAACGCAAGCAGAAACCGCAATTGGTGGTGGTGGAGATGTTTGCGATTTAGTGGGCAACTTTGAACTTCCTGCTGCAAATAGTGGAACTGGAATAACAACTGAAACCATAGAAGAACGTGCAACAGGAACAGCAGTTTCAAGTATTACATTAAAACAAATTCCTAAAAAAATTGTATCGGTTCAAGTAAAAAAGAAAGGCACTAATTTTTTTGGTAGTGCAAATTACAAAGCATCTGGAAAAACAATAACACTTTCAGATGCTTCAAAATTTACTTATCTAGAAGTAAAAGTATCTTATACTATTTCATTGATTAAAGAAAAACCAATTGCAGTTAAACAGGCAACTGAAGCTCCTGAGACAGAAGAAGTATCTGTTGTAATAAAAAATGTAAAGTCAGAACAAGCAAACGCAACAAGTCAACTTAATTCTTTGATAAAAAAATTCAATGATGCAACCACAGCAGGTATTCCATCTGATGGTATAGACAATGCATTTAGTCAACTTACTTCAACTTTACAATCTGATGAGTTCAAAGAACAGATGGACAAAGACTTTGCAGCTGCAAAAGTAGAATATGCTAAGATTGCTCAAGACCCATTGAAATATAAAACCATAACTGTTCCACAAGGGAACACAAGTTCTGTGAGTTCCACAGCAAACGAAACAACTGTTGCACAAGAAGAAAAGAAAGTTAGAACAGTAAAGGTCACAACAACAGAAGATAGAAATACTGTTACTCAAGAACAAACAACGATTACAACGAGTGGTGGTGAATCTACAACGATCACTGCACCCAAAACAGAAAAGACAGTTATATCAGAGAATGGTTTTACTAGTAGAAAAAATTATGTGTCTGAAAGATTTATTAACTTTTCAGATATTGAAGAATTAACAAAAATTAGAAAAAGTTTTGGAACTACTAAGTATCAAATTGTTGATCGTATTTCTTCTGGTATTGAACTTAAACAAACACCACTTACTATTGAAAGTGTTTCTGCGGTAAGTTACTCTCCTAAACGAGCTAAATTCTTTTATGATGTTTTGGATGATTCAGATAAAAACAGTATTACACCAGTAATAGCTGACCTTGATGATGATGGTAAAGAAATACCTAATTCAAAAAAAGTATTTTTTGTATCAAGACCAAATCGGAAAAATAAAAATGTATCTGTTCGTGACATACAAGTATTGAAAATAACATATACAGTATTAGAAAAGATTGACCCAAATTTCAAAGGGTAATCGTTATAAATAAATAAAAGGTAGAGGTCTATAAACATGGTACAATACTATGACGCACAGTCAAAGAATAATAATAAAAGAAGTGGTAGAATCTATACCGACTTAGATTTATTCTTTGGTAAAAAATCTTCTGATTCTGATATTAATGTTGTCAATGATATTCAAGCAGTCAAGCGTTCTGTTCGTAATCTTGTTTTACTTAATGCCTATGAGAAACCATTTCATCCAGAAATTTCATCTGGTGTGAGAGGTATGTTGTTTGAATTAATGACACCTGTAACAGCAGTTATTTTAGCAAAACAGGTTGAGGATGTTATAACAAATTTTGAACCAAGAGTAAGACTTGTGAGTGTTCGTTCATTACCAGATTTGGATAAAAATGCATATGAAATTTCTATAGAATTTTATGTGGTAAATGCTCCAACAGAATTAGTTGACTTAACCTTATTACTAGAGAGATTACGATAATGGCCGTAAACGATACAAGACTTAGAGTTACAGAACTCGATTTCGATGAGATCAAATCAAATTTAAAAACATATCTTAAAGGACAAAATCAATTCAAAGATTATGACTTTGAAGGTTCTGGTATGAACATTCTTTTGGATACTCTTGCATACAACACTCACTATATGGCGTTCAATGCAAACATGGTTGCAAACGAAATGTTCTTGGATAGTGCAAGTCTACGATCAAGTATTGTATCTCATGCAAAAACACTAGGATACGAAACCACTTCTTCTAGGGCTCCTATTGCAACACTAAATGTGTCTTTGAGTACCACGGTTGCAACAAAAACAATGCCTGCTGGTACTGCATTTACATCTACTGTCGATGGAACAAGTTATCAGTTTGTTACGATTTCTGATATCACTGCCTCTAATAGTACTGGTGCATCAGTTCCATTTGATAATGTAACTGTATACGAAGGAACATATGTAATATCAAAATATGTTGTAGATACTTCTGATATAGACCAAAGATTTATTCTTACAGACCCACGTTCTGATACAACTACACTTACAGTTAAAGTACAAACATCTGCGACAGATACTACAACTACAACCTATACTAAGGCCACAGATATAACTCAACTTGCCACAACGTCTACAGTTTATTATTTACAAGAAGTAGAAACTGGTAGATATGAAGTATACTTTGGTGATGGTATTGTAAGTCAGGCATTGTCTGATGGTAACATTGTTCAACTACAATATGTTGTAACAAATAAAGGTGAATCAAATGGAGCATCTTCATTTTCTTCACCAGCATCCATTGATGGTGTTAGTAGTATTTCAATTTCGACTATTTCATCAGCAACTGGTGGTGCAGAACCAGAAAGTTTGCAATCAATAAAACTAAATGCACCTCTTGACTATTCTTCACAGGGTCGTGCGGTTACAACAAAAGATTATGAAGTATATGTAAAAAGATTATTTCCTACTACTAAAGCCGTTTCTGTATGGGGTGGAGAAGATGGAAGTTATGACACAAGTACTGGTGTAAGTGAAACACCAGAATATGGAAAGGTGTTTATTTCAAT